AGGAGAGTGCCCTGGTCCTCTGGGTTAGCCTTCTCTGGCATAAGCGTATACCTGCCTCATGAATCTTGATCCGTGTCTTCGCCCTTGTCTAGTGTTTCTTCCTATAGGTACCGATGAGTGGTTCTTTGTTTATAAAAACTGGGAGCAAACTCTATGAATATAGACCTATGCTGAACGTGTGCGTGGGTAATCGACAAGTAACCATCTTCTGAGAGCCGTGGTTACAAAGACTGGAAGGACAGTCTGTCCGACCACCACCTCTGTAACATCTCTGTTGCGGGCAATATCAACTACCTCTTGCACCCAGTTTCCTACCTGGTCCACTCTCGTGCTAACAAGGAAAGCCAGCACCTCTGTCCACTGGCTATGGGTGAAGGTGTGTCTATCCTTCCCGATGGCCTGGTGTGCCATAGCAACAGCTCTATCCTTGACGCTGTCGGAGAAACCCCGGTACGTCATGTTATTCCATAGGATTCCTCCCCCTGCTAGGCGGATACCTGTATAGTCAGGGAGAGCGAGGTCGACCTGACCATGGGTGAGTGTTCCAACACGGGGTGTCCATGCTCCACTCCACTCAACTCGGACTAGGATTAGTATCTCTGAGAAACCATCTGAAGAGAATATGTGGATGATCCCCAGGTAGCCAGCAACCGAGGAGGCAGTGGCCACAAGATTCCCTATCCTCGATGTGCGGAGGATCCACCGGGTCACTACCAAACACCCTTTTGCTCTGGTCGATAGCCGACTGAATATGGTTTGGTATTCCTCCCAACTAGCGGGAATGTCGATAATGACCACTCGGTACCCTGTCAGATGCTGTTTGAGCTCCTCCCATGTAGCATCGACCATCAGATCTCCCCCCACTTTGGCGTACCCTGCGGTGCTACGATAGTAGCGAGGGGTCTTCGCTATGAGCCCTTCCGTTGCAATGTCAGCCCGCCTATCGTGAGCCACAACTGTAACAGCATCAAAAGCCTGAGCAGTGGTCGTTGCTCCCCCGTTCCCTGCTCCCAAGATAACCACATTTTGTCCCCTCATGTATGGTCCAACTGGCCAGTAGGAATAGACGGCAGGAGCATGTTTTCCGTAGACCCGGACGTGCCTTCTCTTTACCTGGAAAGCTAGAAAAGCAGATGTGTCTCTGTCTTCCGACGATATCAGGATAGGCATCGAGTTCACAGGGTACTTTTCTGCCAGGGTCAGGACCTGGATCTTGGTTGGTGTGTTTCCTGCTACCACATGTCTATGTATCTTGTAAGAAAACACCCTACCTCGTAAAGCACGGAGCAGTTGCACCTGAGATTGGAAGACCCTCTTGATCAACCGCCCCTCTGCTAGAGCAGACGTTTCTTCGGCCAGCCCCACCAACCCATTGGTCGATGCCCACTCGGAGGTCGAACACGCAAGCAGGTATATGCCATGGATCTTCCCTCCTGCGGAGTTGGACATTCTCACTGCTTGTACTAGATTCCTGCGAGCTATCCGATACCCATCCTCCGCCGACAACTCTCCCCGGATGACAGCTCTTAATACTATCCGCTTCATAATGCTCTCTGCCCGGAAAAGAGGTGTTTCTTCGCTGTCATCATCGAATATTAGTTCGGTTAGATCTAGGTGAAGAGAAGATAATTTGTCTAGATTCTCGAGTACCCGAGTGGTTAGGAGGCCGATAATGGTTCTTCTCTCTTTCCGCTCATTGTACCGAGCATAAGTACGGGAGAAATACTCGATAGCAACTGGGTCGTCTTGGAAGAGGGGATGTCGCGCTGCGCGCTGTAAATGGGCGCTGAAACTCTCCGCCAACCCTTCTATAACCGGTAGAGGATTCCACCGAAGGTCTAGGTGTGACCGGCTGAACATAGCATCGACAGTGAAGCGAGCAATGGCAGTTGTAACGCCCTTTATGACACTGGCCAACCCGAGACCCCTGTATTCTAGGAGATCGAGCGGGAGTCTGACTGCCGAGTATCCTCGGTCAGCTATGAGATGCGCTGTGTGTCTGTTGAGGAGTTGGCGGTAGGCTGCCTGATAAGCTATCCTGGCAGGGGAAATATCGGACATGTCTGATGTTGTAGTTGGAGTGATTAGGACAGCATCTAAGGGGCGAGTCACCCGTAACAGTGATAGATCATGGCAATATGCAATGGGATTGTTCGCCAGGACCGGGGCATTGGTGGGAGCAGAGACTGCGACAACTGAGTCTTCTGGCAGAGGAACAAGACCAGATGGGGTTTTGAATCGGAGATGCCATGCCCGCTTGGGGTCTTGGCGGGCCAGGAGGTTTAACAGAGCGATCCCAGCCACGAATATCTCTTGGAACATAACAGGGTAATCAACTAAACTAGCGCTGAGAAGACCCGAATAATTAGAGTTGATATAGATGTGGCTTGCTATGGTTCCACACCCGAGGGGGGATGCCCCTCGGTCACCTAGGACCGCTTGGTATCGGTGAGCTATGGACCCTCCAACTGCCTGAGAAAGAAAAGGGAGAAGAGCCTCGAGGGAGATGGCCGATCTCGTTTGGGCAATCTGACAGACTAAGGTGCGGAAAGATTGGTCAACACCAGGTTGAGTGGCAATTTTGGCAAGACGCTCATAAGCCTTCTCTGCAGCACTAGATGTGATTATCCGATATCCATGTTGTGTTCTCTTCTCTCGGGTGTCCTCACCTAGATACGGTTCCTCGGGGCCTCTGGTGTGCCATGGATCCTCGGCTGGGGAGTAGGCAAGGAAGACACCTTCTTCATCGTATGCCTCGGTATCAACCAAGACCTCCCAATCGAGAGGGTTGTAGGAGGTGACCCCCTCTGGGATTATTTTGTGTTCTTCCGTTTCCCAGCGCCCTCGCATCTTCTCTACCTCTTGGTATATAGGGCCGAAGCTAGTGCGAGTTGCAGGCAGCTTGAGGAGCTTCTCTAAAACAGCTTGCATCTCGGAGGCGCTCGCTGATAGGATGCTGGCGCCTGGGTCTGTCTCTGATCGGTGGGTCAGGCTTTGGATCGTCCGAGTTACGGTAAACATCCGGGATACCATATCTCTTGCTCCAACAACGGAGGATGCTCGGAGGTCCGCCAACAATAATGGGTTGAAAGGGCGGACTGCTAATAAAGACTCTGTTAGTGCAGCATCGTAATCAGCTACTGATGTTTCCAGAAGGTCTCTCAGGTCTCTGTTGTACGTGTGGCTCTTCATATGGCTAAGGCTAGTCGATAGAACCTTGTTTTCCGCAGTTGCGACACGGCGCAGTGGGATCGCATAGGGGTCTTCCAAGAGTTGGGCCGGGTTGATGGAACGAGGTGTCCATGCCCCTGTTGTCAGAGCAGTATGGATGTGTCCCAGAGCATGATATCCTCCTCTCCATAGGATCTTCATGGAGGTGTAATCTTTCGAACAGGGATCTCCTCCTCCTTTGTACAGATAGCTAAGAAGAGTCGGAACAGAAAGACCGCCCATCGAGTTTGGGAGGCATAAGATGGCTCTGATTGTCGTTTCATCTAATTTCTCGCGTGTCTTCCTTGTCATGAATAATCCCTCAACCGTGGTTCTACTGCGAATCCGGATCAGAAACCGAGCACTATGGAAGAGCCCGAGGAAATACCCGAGAGTCGGGTGTTTTAACCTTTCTGCAGCTGCGATACTGGAAGAGGATATTGATGCTAACCCATTGGCGATAGTCGGAAAGTCTGATGCACCTCTCGGGAATATCCGAGAGACTGCTTTGAGAGACAGGAAGTATTCGCTCCCGTTGACGAAGAAATCCTTGCTGTAGGTTACCACGTTCGTCGATTCGAGACACTCCTCTTCGCGTGTTTCCTGACCCACTTTCGCACAAGAGGCAGCGATATCTCTCTTAATCCCCTCTGAGACCTCTACCAGGTAGGGCTGTTCCTCTTGATCTGCTGGAATGTTCAGTGAGGCTAGGATTACCTGGTTATCCCCCTGTCCTACGAGAGAGTATTCAAGGTCATAATTTGCCATACCCAGGTCAACCATAGCGTAGGTGGCAATGGTCCAGTGTTTCTGCGTAATGCCCTCAAAACCTCCTTCATGATTGTACCATAGGAGGCTTGATTGGGGAGGAGGATCTTGATCGAACCCTTCGGGGGGATACCCAGCCACCCGCACTAGAATCATACACCGTCTGAAGAAAGAATGAACAAGAGTGTAACGCCCGGATGTCCCAAAGATGTCATCAAGGTCCATCCCGATCATCCTTATCGGCATGTCCCGCCACCTGAGGTTCCACCGTGTCAGATCGACCTCGATGTACAACCGAGTTCTTCCCTCGACAGTAATCGGTTTACTGAGGTGGAAGAAACGTTCTAGAATCTCAATCTTGGATAGGGTCATTGTTTGTTGGGGTAGATTAGGGAAAATGTGGTCGGCTATATTCGCCTCAAGGGCAGTGAAGAAAACTCGCATCTCAAACACCATCATACTGAACATGCGGGCAGCAAGCTTGAACTCCCTCTCTTTTGGGTATAAACTTACAATAAACCAGGACTCTGGTATGTTTCCCGCCTCTATTTGCATAATAATGTCCCTGATGGATATTTCCTTCCTATGCAACATCTCGATCAACAACCTCTTATGAGAGCGGGGTTTGACTCGGCGGTCCCAAGTGGTTCGGAACTCATCTCGGTAAAAAGAGATGGATTTATCATCCATGAGATCTGTGAAATTTGTATAGTAATCGAAGTCTTGGTGTTGTATGAATCGAACGTGCTCCCAATCGGAGAGCGGGTATGATTCCCGTCTGATATCACGGTCTCTTATCTTATACAGCTGGTAGAGCTGGGTAGTTCTTCCTGGGGTAGAGAAGGATAACCGCGGCCACTCCCCTGACCGTTTTACAAATCCTTCCAAGTACATTCGACACCAATTGTTCCGTAAATGGCGAGCGTTAGCGTAGGAGGTTGAGGAGGGACGAGAGGCTTCTTCCGCAGCGGAGGCTCCCCCAACCCGGGGATCAATGAGAGGATGTCCTGTCATTCGCTGCAGCCCGAAAAGTTCCACGATATGTGTTATTTCTGGTACCTTCTCGAGAATGTCTATTAAATGATCCGTCAGAAAACCGTGCGTTGTTCCCAATTCTCTTTCCTTCGTAAGCACCACCTCCTTCATGCGGGATAGAACGTCACCGGGGCGTCCCCCGAGTGTTGGATCGGCTATATGTATCAGATAAGCCTTCACAAGGGGTTCTATCTGTTTCAGGATTCCATACCCTTCATTCCCATGGCGGTATAGACATTCCTCTTCCCAGATCAACACAGCCTCGATAGCCTCTGACAGGATGGGCTGGTCAGGGTAAATAACATGAACTCCTACCGAGACATTGGCTCGGGCCAATAGAAGGTCTTTGAGCATGAGCACGGCCTCATATGGGAGGATGCAGCACACTTCGTCCACGTTGTACAGCATAGCGCAGCAGTACTGGTCCCCGATCACAGTGATTTCGCCAACTGCCTCCTCGACCAGCCGCCTTCCCCCTGCTGCTCGAGAAGCGGCAAGAGTCTCGACGAACCGGACAAACAACTCTGCCTTTGACAGAAGGGCCCTGGTCTTAGTAGGGAGCGCCGATGGGACGTCAGGGAGCCGAAGAGCAGCATTCACTGCTTGGAGCCCTCTATCTGCGTACTTCCAAATCGTATGAGCGATGCCCCATGCTTCACTAACCCCCGTTGAGGTGATGTCGGATGACAAAGAGTACAGGATGGCAGGAAGGGTGTGGGGGTCATATGGCTCTAGGGTCCACTCTAGTGTTAGCTCCTTCACGATATAGTTCATGAGCTTTGTCGGCCGTCCCACTTTGGCTCCTCCTCTCATGGCTAGGCACCCCTCGTAGCACTTATACATCTCCCCCGAGATGACAGGAGCATCCAGGTAGGTGTTAATAAACTGACGGTCAGGGTTCTCCATGGTTCACCTTGTGCAGCTGGATGATGGTTCTTTTGAAATGAGATTGTAAGGTTCGTTATTCTCACCCTCCGATGGGGGACATTGTCGTATCACATGAGAGGCATTAGATGGTGGGGGATCACTATGTAAGGATCCAGGGACGGGTTGTCTTGACCCGGGCGACAGCCTTCCCCTTGTCCTTCTTAGGGCGGCGGGTTAGAGGCTGGGGGACAACCTCATCGACAATCTCCTCTATCTCTGCTTCCTCTATAGCAGGTATACTGGAGGTTTGTGGTCCTTGATCATTTGCCAAAACCCCAGCAATGGTGTTCTGGATGGATTGCAAATCTGCCTCTGCCTTGGCTAAGTCGGCTATTTTCCCTGTCAGAAGACTCCGAACAACAATGAATGTTTTCCTGGAATACTCTAGCGCTGTCTCAATACTCCCCTCCTCTGTGGAGACAAGGGGTGGGAGGGCCTTCCTGAGGGTGTCCTGGGAGGGTTCTGTATCCTGAGAGTATAGCCAGATACAGTTAACCGTGTATGCTAGTTGTGAGATTTGGGTCACCTTATCAACCAATACTTTGTTTTGCCTCTCTGCCCTCTCCCCCTTCTCTAGGGCCAGCTTAAGCTGGTCAAGGATGGCAGACATTGTTGAAGGCTACTATTGTGGGTTATACTCTTTGGTGCGATCGAGGTTGAGTTCTGTCTTCTCGATTTTTATAAGAAGATATATTGTTCAGGAACTTTGTTGTCCAAGGGAATACAACATAACACACCCTATTATGAAACAAAACATTTTGATTATAGTTAATCATTCCTGCAACCAGTCCGAGTTGGGCCTACATGTGAGGCGTGCAGTGTCATGTGATTCTATGATCATTAGGAATGAAGAAAGGCAGCAAAGGAGTCTTCCCCCTTCGTTGGCATCCTGGTCCCTCGGGGTACCAGAGCTTGGCTCGGTTTATCCAGGTCATTGTGAGGAAGCTCAGTGGAGGGCCCATATATGTTTATCCGGGGGGACGGCACCCTTGGGTGGGGTTCCTCGTATTCCATCTCCCAGTCTTCTCCTGCCAGTTCTTCGGCCAAGTTTGTAGGGACGAGATCAACTTGAGGGCGAGATGTCATCAATGCTTCTTGGGCGATTGCATACACATCAGTGAGGGTTGAGTCAACTCGGAGGGCCTCCCGCATCAGGTTGGTGATAAAGCTAACCATTACCTGCAACTTATCCTTGCATAAGCGTGCAACTTCCTCCCCTGATGCTCCCTCGGACGCATACACAATAGTAGGACGTGGAGCATCCACATTGAAGATCTTCTCTACCTTGGAGGCGCTTGTGATCAGAGACCCTAGGGAGGCATCAAAAGCGACCAAGTACGACAGTCTCTTCTCTGCTACCTTTCTCCACTCGGTAGCAGCTAGGCGCTCGTGAGATACGACACTCTGGAGGGTGGATAGTTTGTCCTTCCAGTAGACCTCTGTGTGCGGCATTGTGTCTTTGTGGCGGGTAGAAGCTGTTGCTGGGTGAGTAGGTGTTTCTTTGGTTCTCGTTCTTTTCTTATGATACTAGGACGGAGAACACACAGTGGGAGAGATTGGACGGGCCCGGGTATTTAGGTATCGTGGCCAGCTGTCTCTTGTGGTGCTTCTGGTTCCACTGCTTGTTCCTCTGTCACCGTCTCTTCTCCCTCCTGGTCAGCTGGTCCACCGGCAGGAGCATCGCCACCTAGAGCGTAAGCCGCTTGGCTTCCCAGTTCCTCTTGCTCCTCCAGTTCGGCCAATGTTGTCACCTGTCGAGTCACAGTCCGGGACATCCGAGCGCTTCTCTCTTCTAGGAAGAGATCGACTAGAGCTGCATACTTGTCCGACCGGAAGAACTGACCAACCGACTCCTGGAGCTGTTCCTCGAGAGCAACAGCACATGCTACCAGAGGTTCCATTTCCTTTCTAGGGAAAAGGCTGCTCTTATCCGCATAGATCAGCTTGAGATAGGGTTGAAGAGGGGGAGGGACCTTCATGGACTCCTTCAGGCTATCTTCGAACACTGCGATGCTACTCTGGAGAGGGGCGAACTCTCGGACCCATGGGTTTGACTTGATCAGCTTATAGGAGAAGCGGGCGTGGGCTAGTCCTGAGAAACGGAGCAAGTGGACACTAGTGTAAATGATGTCCTGGGCGAAGTTGACATTCATAGAAGCGTAGTTCATGAACTCCAAGAAACACTGCGCTCGGAAGATGGTCATCTCTGACCAAGCAGTGTGGATGTATAAGTGTGATGCATCAGAGAGTCGGAGAGGCCCATTCAGGATGAGAGTGGTCTCGTCCAAGCTACACTTCCCAATGATAGCGAGGGGACGTTTCTCCGTGATCGCAGCCCGGTTCAAGTCGGTAATCTGCTTCCCGGCCAGGAAGACAACAAGGGAGTAATGGGCGTAGATATGCTTCATAGAGCACTCTGCTCCAACCCACTTGTATCCTGCTCCCGCATCTGCTTTAGGGAGCCCGGCGTGAGCTGTGACCCCTTGCAGACCATCATCGGCAAGAGGATTTGCCTCCTCGGTCTCGTCGTAAGCATGGTGAACATACTGTTGGATTCTCAACAAAGTTGGTGCGATGGTTGGCCTGGTGACAGAAATTGTCTGATAGCTCTCCTTCGGCAGTTTGCCCAGCATGTCGGGCAACAGATAGCAGGTATATGAGCACACGTAGGACTTCCACTCCTCCAGGGTGGCGGTGGTGCTTGTCCCCATCAGAGTGAATAGGAGTCCCAAAGCCATTGCATCTTGCTTGGTGAGATCCCGTGGGAACACATACACTGCTGTCTTATCGATGAGGAGGGTTCTCATGAGACCCCGAGTGGAAGCGGGGGCATACGCCTTAGGGGCGAACATACGAGCTATCTCAATTGTGCTGGACATTGTGGATATTGCGGTGGCAACGGTCTGACAATAGATTGTTAAAGAGAGAATATATTCGGTTTTCTCATTCTTTTAATATGATATATCAAACTTGCCTAACAGAGATTGTGCCTCTCGTTGTCCCAATATTACTTCCCCAACCCCCTGGATGTTAGCAGGGTACCCACTATAATCCACCACGGCGTCTTCCGCTAGCCAATCCTCCACGCGCCGGCTGAGACGCTTGTTGGCCCTGAGGAGGCGGCAAAGAACGTCCAGGCGCCGAGCCGACAGCAGCGTCAGCCTCGCGCACGAGATGAGATGCCGTTGTAGTACTCCCAGTTTTCCCTGCGGCATGCCCTTTTGTGAGATTATTCACCACCGTGGCTAATTGAACATATTGTGTTGCCAGTTGATTGTGGGAGAGTTCAAGTTCCTTCAGGCGCGTCTCTAGAACCACTCTTTTCTGTCGTTCCTCCTCGAGATCGTGTTCTAGGCGAGAAGAGACCTCAGACATCTCATCAACCTTCCTCTCCATCACATCAGTTTCGGTGGGAACAGGGGGAACTGTGGTCTTCATCATGCTGGCGATGGCCGACGAAGCCTGAGATAGAGCGCCACGGCCAGTGCCTCCTCCTCTAGGCTGGCGTCCTCGTGCTCTTTGAGCCCCTCTGCCCCTCCCTCTTCCAGCCCCTGGCCGTCGGTCTACAGCCGGCTGTGGCGGTTTTTCAATCTCCTCTGGCTGCTTCTTCCCTGCCGGGATGTTCATGAAAACAGCCATCTCTTCGAGAGATGCCGCCTCTTCATGCTCTAAGAACTCATCGAGTTTTCCCTCTGCCTCCGCATAGTCAAGAGCAGCTTGTTCAGCAGACATGTTGGATGATTAATTAATAAGCATATGATGTCGGTTTTCTCACCTCTAAGCTGAAAGTGAAAGTAGCAGAAGTCGTAGCAGAAGCAAGAGTAAGAGTAGCAGTGAGGATGAGAAGA